CAATTAGCCAAGGCAATCGACTCGCTCGAAGCAAGCATATGTTCCGAACCTCACATCCGCTGATTGTAATTGAATGGTGAGATTTGACACAGTTTTGTGCACACAAATCTATATTTTCATCATTGGTACATGGAAAGACTTTAAAAGCATTATGAGAATTTTGGATGCTAATAATATGCCAGAACCCCTGTGGCCGGTTATCAATTGTCTCGCGAGCTTCAATGAAAATCCATTTGCCATAAAGTGTTGGTCGGTTTGTCCTGTCATTCAATGTTTTCTGGAAGTATTCATACGACGTATTAACATCTTCCTCAAAGTTTCCGGTAAGCTTTAATGGCGAAGAAAGCGCCCCATACATTGCTTTATTTCACCAACTTCCATAGGAAAATATCCATTTTTTCCGCGCCGCGGCTGGTTCCATAAACTATTTGTGTCCTATATCGTTCAAATAGCTTATCAACAACAGCTTTTTTTGCGGAACTTGAATTCGGCTCATCATAATGACCGTTATGAAAAAAGCTTATTGCGCCCATGATCAAGTCGGTAAGTTGCAAAATTTCTGATTCATTCGATTTAATTTGCTGAACGTCCTTAATGACTTCATGTTTAAAATCGTACTTGTTGTTGCAAAGCACTTCGTGCAATTTTCGGACTTTTACACCACCGCAAGTATCTTTAATATCAATAAACACCCTATATTTTTCTGAGTATTCAATCATCGCATCGAGAAGATAGAAATAAGCTTTATAATACCACAGATCGTGGCTTCCACCATTGTATCTCATGTGGTTTAGGTTGCTCTTTTCTTTTGCAACTACAGCTCTAAAAGATAGTGCGTCTTCTTCAAAGAAGAAGCTTATTAAATCAATATAGAAGGCTTGCTTAGAAGGGGAAACACCTGTCCACTTGATTTCAGCCCATGTCGACAAACCATGCTTTTTTTTAATGGCGCGAATTTCACTATAAACGCGAGCTTTTTCATTATCCGGGCAACTGATTGCGCCCAGAAGCATGGCTTTTGCCTCGTCGTGTTCGAGGTGGCAACTTTCATCACAATATATATTTATCAAAGTATATCCCCCTCCTGTCCTTTAAAATTTTAAAATATCATTCATTGCTTGCGCCAAAGCAACATATTATTGAAAGCATTATATCATGGTTAGTACATTTGGGCAACAAGGACTAATTAAAGTATTTTTTGGCGTATTGATATAAAAACTCGCTCAGACAGTTAATCAGAGCGAGTATGCTAAAATTTGCAAAGTATTAGCCATAACATGGTTTAAGACCATAAGGAAGTTGGTTTTCTTAGCATCATATTAGAGCTTCCCCATCCGTTCCAATTCCAGCAACGGTGAATAGTCGCGCTCTGGATCGGCGTTTACCATCCACTCCGCAAGGCTTTGCGAATAATCCAGATACTTAATCAGCAAAGCGATTTTTCCATCGCGGCTAAGCCTTTTGTTTGCTGCTTTATACCGGCGTTCAAACCGTTCCTTACGCAGCAGCTCCCGTTCTGGTGAGCTGGCGCCGGTTTGCCGGTATGCTGTGCGGCCTGTGCCTTTGTAGTAGTTCCTCGATCCGTAATAGATTTCTGAAAGATCAGGCATATACTGCCCTTCACGGATACGGCGCAAGCCTTGCCGCTCTATCTGCTGGACGCGCTGCCCAGAGATATTCAATAGCTCGCTGATCTCCTTCTGCGTCTTGCCCTGAAAGTATCGCATATTAACACAAAGCCGCTGCCGGTCTTCCAGACTGTCAACGGCTTTATGTACGGTTTCGGAAACGTAGTCACCATATATAGCTTCTTCCGCTTCCTCAATGCCGTTGTGCTGATCCGCTATCGTGTCGCCCAATTCTCGCCCGTCAGCGTCGCCGGAAATGGGGCTTTCAAGGCGCAGAGGGCATTTTATCGGGTCTTGCCGCTGCGTCCGTGTGCGGACATTGCAGGCGTCTGCAAAAGCTCCTTTCAACGTCCAATAAAGAAGACTGACGAATGTTCCACGCTCTGGATCGGGCTTGAAGCTGTGTGCAGCATTCATAAGCGCAAAATATCCGCTTTGAATAAGATCATCAACGTCAATCTCCGGGCGGCTTTCAAAGGCTCTTGCCCATCGGTGCGCTTCCTTGCAGATTAAGCCCTTGCATTGCTCCCAGAGCGGCAATATCAAGGAATTATCCCCGGCCTGAATCGCGAGTACCATTTCTTCGTTGCTCATTTGTCCCTTTCCTGCTGCTCTATCAGCAGCGCTTCCAGTTCTTCCACTTTGCGTTTGTATTCGTCCGTTCGGACGGCGGTCAGAGCCGAATTACACGCATAGATCATTGCCTTTGCGGTTAAGGGGTCGATCTCTTCATTCAGGATCATGTTTGCTATCCGGGAGATCGAGCGCCGAATCTCTTCTGGTGTGGATAGCTTCAGCGTCTTTCTCCGCGGCATAGTCACACCCCCACGTCATCAATCAGAATAACCGTCCTGTCTGACTCGGAAATATTCAAAGACGCAAATAATTTGTCTACGGCCTCGTAAGCCTCATCTGCTGTGTTGTACTCACTTACCCAACCTTTCGGGATGGCGTCATCCATAAACCCAGAGCCGGGAACACCGTCCCAAAGCTGCGGGACAGCTTTCCATTTCCCCGTTATGCCGTCATGGTCGATAATGCAAAGAGCGCTGTAAATGGGCGGATGAAACGCTTTCCGCGCCTGTATAAGCAATCTGTCAATATGGTTCATGGGTATATCCCTCATTTCATCGCGTCTCTTATAGACTGCGCTATGAGCTTTATTACAGCGTCGCGCTTTTGCTGAAATGCCTTTTGCAAAGTACGGATTGGGCGCTTTCCTTTCGTATGATGCCACTTGCCGGTATCATCCTGATATGACCAGCCGCCTTTTCTGCCGTCTCCGTGGGCGGCATATTCGCCTGTGCCGAACTCTTCCCAGATGGCATTTTCCAACGGGCTTCCGATGGTTGCTTCGTATGCGCCTTCGTCTACAGTATAGTCCCACGATTTGCGCAGCTGGCCGGTTGCTACTCTGGAATTATCTGCCGCCTGTTTTTTGATTTCAGCAGCCGCCTTACGTAGCCCCTGAAGTGCGCCCTCATTTAGGGCTTCTGTCACCCGTATGCTGTAGTCTTCAAATTCAACCGCCATTTTTCGCCACCTGCAAAAGCTCATCAAGAAAGCGTTCCTTCATTTCGAGCGTAGGCAGCAGCGCATATACCCGGCCATACCGGGCAGCTGCGCTGTACAGCTCTTCTTCAGAAAATACATAGTACAGGGCGTTAAACAGCTTGTGAATCTTGCGTTTTAACCGCATTTCCGTAATGTACTTCATTCAGCTTTCCTTTCTTCCCCACAGGGGGCTTGCGGTTTCCAATTTATGGAAGTGTTCATATTCCCGATCTGTCATTTGTTCAAGTAGCCTGTTGAAATTCTTGGTATTATACCGCTTTTCCAATGTGTCCAAATATCGCATACAGGCAAGGTTTTCCTTTGACCAATACGATTCCTTGAATGTTTCATAATCCGCAGGAGCGCGAAATTCACGGATTTCCTTTGTGAAGTTATCCATTTTGGAAAAGCCGTCGTTGAGAACATGGCGGACACGGGTCAGCGCCACACAGCGGCAGTTGATGACCTCAGCGGCGGCCTGACCGGCTTCACAAGGATACAGAAGGCCGTTAGAAAAGCGTTCTTCGATCTCCCGGCTCTCTCCGTCTACCTGCCGGTGAGAATCGCGTGTGCGCCCGTCCAGCGTGGCGTCCCATTGCTTCACAATATCCACCCCGCGAGCCTTCGCAGCAAGCTGCACTTGGTATTCCGCCTCGCTCTTGATCCGTCCACCCTCTGTGCGGACGATCGTCATTGCCTTGCTGAAGGCTTTGGAAAACGGCGTTACATTCATGTTGCTTGCCATATCATGGGCGATCTTGTTATATGGCACGCCGTTTGCAATGTGCCGGGAAATATCCGCAACCGTCCGCACCTGTAAATCACGGTAGGCGTTGCGGATATATTTATAGCTCTCGGCCACCTGAACGCCCGAAAATGTAACCTTGATCCCGCTCGTATATTCTGCCGCGTCTATGTTCTGCGCAGGTGACGGAACTGGGAACAGCAACGGCGTTTTCTGCCGGTGGAGCAGATACATCGTAGCAAGCGCACCGAGTGCGAAGTATTCCCAAAAGCTCCTTTTGACGATCTCCTGCGTCTCGGTTTCCAGCGCCTGTATAGGCTCTTGTACGTACTCTGTGATCTCCTGCTGATACTGTGCCTGATATACCTGCCCGCGCTGCTGCGGCAGGTCTATTGGCTCTCCGGACGTATCCGGGATGGAAAACACAGCGGCTTCCGGCAGCTTTTCCATGATCTCCGAGAGCTGCAATTCCTTTACCTTCCGGGCGGTCTTATTCAGCGCCTTCCGAAGAGCGGCTTTCAGGTCGTGGCCTATCTTCTCTTCAAGATCGAGCTGTGCTTGAAGGATTTCTTTTTCGTACTTCGTCATTTCATTCTGTCATAGCGTCAAGCTCTTCTTCCAGCTGGCTGATGTAAAGCTTGGCCAGCTGCTCTTCCTTCTTCAGCCCGGCAATGCTCCGAAAGGCTGAGATTGATATATTCTGTATGGCTTCCCGCTGCTGATCCCGCAGCGATTTCCACATAGTAAGCTCATTCTCTACTTGCTGAATGGTTCGCATATCGTTTCCGCCCTTTCTAACAGAACAGAGGGCGGGGCATGCGCCCTGCCCTCGTTCTTGAAGAGATGTATTATATTTAGCCGTTCATTCTGGCAATGGCAGCAGCCACAGCTTCGCTGTCGCCGCTGACAACAAAGTTGCCGTCAACGAAGGACTGAACCGCCGCGCCGACCTTCAAAATCGGTGAGTGCGTTTTGTCCGTCAGAAGCGCGGTCATATACTCGCCGCCCGTATAATTCTGCGTCCAATTCAGGACCATCCGTTCAATCCGGGAAATTTCTTCTTCCATTTCATCCGGCTTCACAGGCAGAACGTCAACTGCCTTGTGTACGCTGTGCAGCACATCCACAAGCGTGGTGAACGCAAGATAGTTCCCCTTGTACTTGTCAAGGAAAGCGCGGCTTTCGTAGTCAGAAATGCGCTCGCCCTTCGCCTGAAGCGCTGCCAGCGTTGCGGCAAAGTCTGCCGGGGGCGCGACGAAAACAAATTCGTTCACCTTGCGGCGCGTGTCGGACATGTCGGCGGCTACAGCTTCCCGCACCTTCTGGCGCTGATCCGCAACCGTCGATTCGTATACCGCTTTTACTTCGGCGATCTTGGTTTCGACTGTCGGGCTTTTGAAGGTTGCGTTGATTTCATTCTTTGCGCTCTGGAAGGTCTCCCGCGCCGCGGTCATAGCGGCGTCAAATTCGCTCGCTGCGATGTAAGTCTTTTCAAGAATCATGTTCATTTTCCTTTCTGCTTTCAGTAGTAGAGTTTTTTTCCGGTTCTTTCGTTTTTCAAAGCTCTGATCTCATCGGCATAAAATGGACTGTTGAGTATTTTTGAAATGCTCGCCGCCATTTCCCGCCTTGTGTTTATGGCCGCTCTGCCCGCTGGCGTCTGCTGCCATTCATACAGTGCTTTCTTTTCTTCTTGGCTCATATTCTTGCGATCCATAAGGCCGTTCTCCCCGTTTAGAAAAATAAAAAAGTGGGAAACCAGCTATCTAAGCCGATTTCCCACGATCTCACGAATCTTGCACCGTCGACGGTGCGGTACTTTGTATAAATATTATAGCATATGCGGGGTGGGGCGTCAAGCGAAAGCCCTGATTTATCAATGCTTTCCGCTGTTCTTAGGGTTGAAAAATAGGTGCTTATACGGCGGTGTACCTTCGCTTTTCTTGATCTTGAAGCGGCCTAAAATCGGCCGCAGAAGCGCCAGAATGGCTTCTGCTTCCTCTTCCCGCTCATAACTGACCTTGATCTTCACGCGCTCACCTCCTTGCTCAGAATCTGGTATATCAAGTCAAGAAGGGACTTGTCCTCGCATCGCTCCGCGAGCTGCGTGATCTGCTGTATATACTGCTGCTTACTCATACTTGCATCCTCTCCGAATTTCTGTTATCTTGGTAGCGGGAATCTGGGTGGATGATCCAACTCCCTTGCCGCTGCCGGTGCTGCGAACGCCGGCAGCGGCTTCTTTTTTGCAATGGCCATGAAAGCCGCAGACGTAGCACGTCGGCGCGGTGCTAAACGTGATGGGGGAATAGCTGTCACACCACATCATTTTGGCGCTCCTTTCCCGCTCTCTTGGCGCGTTCGCCGCGCACACCGTTTATGTATCCCCAGATGAAAACATCCTGCAACAGCATCGGAATATCATAGCCGCGCCCGTCTATGTTGGCTTCAAAGATTTCTTGGAGCTGCTGCATGATCTCCGGCGTGATGTAATCGCCGGTGTACTGCTCGCCGAGAATGAACATTGTCTTGCTGCCGTTGTTATACATGATATGTACCTCCGTTAATAAAGTGTTTCGTAGTATCGGTTTTCGCGGATGTCGCCGGAGAAGAAATGGTTAATGTTGTAATCGCAATTCTTATACCTTGTGTTAAAGTGCTGGTCTATGATCGTTTCGTATTCATCCGGGGAAATGTCAATCATCTTTCCACCGTCAAAGATAAAGGGCATACAGTCTATGATCCTCGCTATCTGCGCAATTCTGATTGCCGGGTGTGCTTCGTCGAATATCAATTCGTAAGTCTCGAAGTAGTACCGGAAAACGTGAAGCACTTCTTCAAGGCTGTACGCTCCTTCTCCGCAGCGTCTGTATGCGAGCTTTGCCGATATGGTGAATCTTTCAAAATCAAATAGCATAAATCCTCCTGTCTGCTATAAGGGGCGTGGGCGGTTTTCTCTTTGCGAATCGTTTACGATTCGTGAAAGAAAACCCTTATATCTCCTTGTAGCCATTATAACCATTATTATTTGCATCTGCTTACGCTTCTGCTTCTCTAAACTACCCTATAGGGGGGCTATTCTCCATTCCACCGTGTTCCTGCACCTCTCTTTCCATCCTGCACCCTTGCTGCATAATCAGCTAAAGCTTCGTCGATGTATGGGCGCATAGCACAGAAAACGACCTTAGAAAGAGGATCAAGCGACGGTTCTGTCATATCTTCAAAATAAGCAAACGCTGCTTTCAGCCCTTTGCCTACGTTTTCGTCTGGAATAGCGTCAATAGTAGCTTTGCTGCTCAAGAAACACTTGAACCATGTGGCTCTTTTTGCTTTCGCCATCAGCTCACCCCCTCTCCGATGTCAAGGCCGAATTTCTCAATCAGAAACCGGGCGATCATGTCAGCCGGTATATCTGCCCATTCGGCGCTTATCATTGTCATTTCGCCGTTAACGCGCTTCATTGTCGCCCTAACCGGAATACGGCACATTCCGTTACTTTCATCCATCGTGCTGTCCTCTCAATCCTCGATGATATCTGCAACAGACACACCCAGCGCCCTCGCGATCTTTCCGAGTGTGTTTAACGAAGGTATGCAATAGCCTGTCAGATAAGAGCATGTCCGTTGATAAGAAATCTTCGCTGCCTCTGCAAGGTCTGCTCGACTCATGTTTTTATCAAGCATAATGTGCTTGATCCGCAAAGTATTTAATTTCATTTTGTCCCTCCTGTCGGTTTAAACGTTTTACGCTTATATAATAAACGTAAAACGTTTAATTGTCAAGCGAAATTTGTTTAATAAACGCTTCTTTTGATTGTATTACGTTTATTCCTGTGCTAAAATAGGAATAGAATGGAGGACAAGTCATGACTATATGTGAACGTATTGATAGTATCTTAAAAGAAAAAGGAATGAGCAGACGAAAGCTTGCTATAAAAGCTGGTATTTCACCATCTTCTTTTCAGACCGCCATGCAGAGGAATACTTCTCTTTCCCTCGATATGATTCTTCCGATTGCAGATGTATTGGGCGTCAGCGTAGGTTATCTATATTCGGGAGATGATAAAATTGAAATGAACAATCCATTTTGGAAATACACAATCGGATCAGAAGTCTGGAACAATGGCTTTATTGAAACCTCGTTTGACGATGTCTACCGCAAACAGCAGGCATATCTTGCTGAGCGAATGCGACAAGCATTTAATGAGTTGAACGAGGAAGGTCAATTGGAAGCGTGCAAGAGGGTTGAACAAATGTCGGATACCAAAGAGTATAGGCGTATAGCTGTTGATACTCCACTCGACGAATCGTCCCCCGAATCGTCAGACAAATAGTGTGACGACACGTGACGGTCACGGTCGTGTCACGTGACATTGTAGAATCTACCGTAGAATCTACGTAAACATCTACATAAGGCTTACAGTAAAGCTAACTGTAATACTAACAGGCTGCCGGTAACGTTACCGCAGCGATAGAGATAAACAAAAACGCCCGTGCGAAAGCACGAGCGTTGAAAGAGAAGGTAATAGCTTGACATACATAATATATTGCGATGAATCTTCCGATCACGGGGTAAAGTTCTCCGATTTCTTTGGTGGCTGTATCATTAACAGCGCGGATCAGCATGAAGTAATCAGCGGACTTGAAGCGAAAAAGCTGTCTTTGAATCTCAAAAGTGAAATCAAATGGACAAAGGTCACAGAGAACTATCTTGAAAAATATGTTGAGATCATCGACCTGTTTTTTGACTACATAAAAGCCGGTAAAATTAAAGTGCGCATCATGTTCCGAAAAACGGATGATTCGCCGTATCCGGGTGCGCCTTCGGCGGCAGATGACAAATATTTCAAGCTTTACTATCAATTCTTGAAGCATTCCTTCGGCCTGAAGTCTATCCCGAAGGACTGCACGCCAGCCAATATCATCATCAACCTTGATGTTTTGCCAGACAAACACGGAAAACGGGATAAATTCAAAACATACATTAAGGAAATGCCCGGATATGCAGACTTTAATAACGCAGATATTTCCATTCGTGAACGAGACATCATTGAAGTGGATTCAAAAAATCACGTGCTGCTTCAATGCACAGACATCGTTTTAGGCGCAATGAACTTCAAATTGAATGGATTGGACAAAGCAAAACAGGAGGGTGCAGCACGGCGGGGAAAGCGCACCATTGCCAAAGAGAAGCTCTACAAGCACATCTACAAGCGCATATCCGAGATTCATCCTAACTTCAATACCGGAGTGTCCACGGGAGAACGTGGGTACGAAAATCCGCATTGGGAAAGTCCCTATGAACATTGGCTTTTCCACAGAAAATAAAAAGCAATTGCGCCTGATGCTTCCTACTAAGAACCCTACGTAGGAACGTAAGGCTTCGAAAACACGAGACGCAATTGCTTATACTGCAATATATCACGAAACGTTCAAGAATGTCAACAAATAAAACTCTTTTTGTGAATTATTACCTGCCTTCCAACCCAGATAGAAAGAGGTGAACACCAACGAACGCCGTAATATACGCCCGGTTTTCTTCTGACAGGCAGAACGAGGCCAGCATAGACGCACAGGTGCGAGCCTGTACGGAGTACGCCGAGCGGCACAATATGCAGATCACCGGCGTGTACGCCGATGAAGCGATTAGCGGCAAGGAATCCAAAACTGCCGCCCGTATACAGTATCAGAAGATGTTGAAGGACGCGCACAAGGGGCTTTTCGGCGTCATTCTGATCCACAAATATGACCGGGTAGCCCGCAGCCTGTCCGAGCATGTGAGCCTTGAGAAGCGCCTTAGAGACGATAAGGTTGAGCTTGTAGCCGTGGCGCAGGACTTCGGCAATACCGCCGAAGCAAAGATCATGCGGGCGCTTATGTGGTCGATGTCCGAATACTATCTGGACAACCTGTCGGCAGAAGTGCAGAAGGGACATCGGGAAACCGCCCTGAAGGGCTTACACAACGGCGGCTGTGCGCCGTTTGGTTATGACGTGGTAAACCAGCAGTATGTCATCAACGAGCTGGAAGCGGCGTATGTGCGCCGGATTTTCGCAGCAGCACAGGACGGCACAGGATTTAAGAATATAATCGCTGAGCTGGACGCAGCCGGGATCACCGGCAAGCGGGGAAAGCCCATAAAATACACGCAGATTTATGAAATGCTGCGGAATGAAAAATATACCGGCGTATACCTGTACGCGCCGCAGGAGGCCGCAGAGCGCACAGAGCGCCGCCATAAGGTGGATGCCATACGCATTGAAAACGCGCTTCCTGCCATTATTACAAAGGCACAATTTGAGGAGGTGCAGCGGATCATGGACAGCCGAAAACACGTTGGACGCAAGGCGGATTATATGTGCAGCGGCCTTGTATACTGCTCCTGCGGGGCAAAGATGCATGTTTACAAAGCGACCAGCAAGGGACACACCTATTACCGGTACGTCTGCTCCGAACACTGCGGACGGCCTACGGTGCTGGTATCCGAGATCGACGGCGCTGCCGTCCGGTATCTCCGGGAGCTGCTTTCAGAGCCGAATCAGCTTCTTATCACCGCAGCCATGCGCCAATACCAGAGCGACAGTAAAAACCGCCTGACGGCGTTTTATGACGTCCTGAGCGCAAGAATCGGAGAGAAGCAAGGAGAATATGACACGCTGCTGAAAAACCTCTCTTCCGGCGTTCTGCCGCCTGACGTCGTAGCGGATATTGGCAAGCGCATGGGAGAGATAAAGGCCGAGATCAAGGCTCTGGAAGAAACCAAACCGCCCGAAGACTATACGGTTGATACGATTCGGCAATGGCTGAACGCCTTGAAAAACAGCCCGGACGAAAAGGCTGTGCGTTTGCTCATAGAGCGGATCGATGTAGCCGGAGAAAAAAGCAACAACGTGTTCAACATACAGAGTACATTAAACACGTTGTTGGGAAAAATGGTTGCGGGGAATGGACTTGAACCAATGACCTCCGGGTTATGAGCCCGACGAGCTACCAACTGCTCTACCCCGCGATATTGCAAGAGTTATATTACCACAGTTTGTGCCGCCCGTCAACACCCAAACGAAAAAAATATTTTGACGGTCTTCGCCGTCAGCCCTCCATCTGCCGCCCGAGGAATCCCGCCACCGTCTGCGCGAGCTTGAATTCCAGATCCGTCGCCGCCGGAGAGCCGGGGTGCGAGAGGAACATCACACAGCCGAGCACGTCGCCCTCGGCCAGAATCGGCGCGGCCACCGCGATGGCGTAATCCTCCGCCGACTCGACCGGCCGGGGCGCGCGGCTGCCCGATTCCGTGCGCACGGCGCGGCGGTTTTCCATGATCTCCTCCAGCGCTTTGCTGACAGGTTTTTCCAGCAGCTCCTTTTTCCCGCCGCCGGATACGGCGATCATGCTGTCGCGGTCACATACGGCGACCGTCCCGCCCGTGGACTTGTAGAGCGATTCGCAGATCTCTGCGGCATAGCTGCTCAGCTCGCCCATGGGCGAGTATTTTTTGAAAATGACCTCGCCGTCCTTCTCCGTGTAGATCTCCAGCGGGTCACCCTCGCGGATGCGCAGGGTGCGGCGGATCTCCTTGGGGATGACGACGCGGCCGAGATCGTCGATGCGGCGAACAATTCCGGTTGCTTTCATATTTATCTTCTCCCTTGTGTTTTTAATGTCCGGCAAACCTATTGTTTACCAACCGCGGGAGATTATGCGCATTTCGCGCCGCCGTGACGAATTCTGACGACGAAGACGCGAGTTTTTGCCGCTGCATGCGTTGTCATTTTCTGACGGATGGCATATAATATATTTTAAAAGTCGCACAAAATGGCAGAACGGAGGCACGTTATGAGCGAGATCCTGAACAAAAGCCAAATGACGGAAGAAGATATCAAGCTTCGATACATCACCCCAGCGATTACCGCCAAGTGGGACGTTAAAAAGATCTCCATGGAAACGCGCCTGACCGATGGCAAAGTCAACATCAATGGCAATCTGGTTTTCCGTGAAAAGCCCAAGCGCGCCGATTATCTGCTGTACCTGAACCCAAATAACCCGATTGCTGTGGTAGAGGCAAAGGACAACAATCACAGTGTTTCATTCGGTTTGCAGCAGGCCATGATGTATGCAAGAATGCTCGATCTCCCGTTCGCCTTCAGTTCCAACGGCGACGGCTTTGCCGAACACGATTTTCTCACCGGCGAGGAGCGCGAGTTCGGGATGGACGAGTTCCCCTCCGAAACCGAATTGATCGAGCGTTTCCGGTGCGAATCCGCGCTGACACCGGAGCAGAAAACGGTGATCGACCAGCCCTATTATACCAGCCAGA